CACAATCTGTCCTCTGATCGTCCAAGCAACTAAGATCATGCAGAGCATGCTGAAAGGCGGCGTGATATACGACTCCGGTTATTCGGGCACACAGCTCGATGACGCCGTTCGCGCCACAGGTCAACACAAGGCTAAGGAGTGCATGTCTATTGATCTGTCGCAGCAGGATTCGTCACACGTCAACGTCCATAGGTTCTTTATCGGCAAGGTTCTCGCATTCCTTGGCTTCGACGATACCATTGTCACGCTCTACCTCATGACTCGCGCCAAGCGTTTCTGCAAGGGTCTGACAATGCTCGGTCTCCTGTTCGAGGTCATCGAAAGATTGTTCTCCGGCGAGCCTGGCACTGCACTGTTCAACTTCTTGATGTCCACTGGTACTTCGGTATGCACATTCGATTTTTCCAAGTTTGAGCTCTTCATCGGCAAGGGTGACGACAACACGGTCGTCCCTGTGTTGCCCCGCTTGAAATCGGCGATAAATATGGTCAAGGAGACCGGCGTCACTCAAAAGATCTCCATCCTCCCGTACCTGGATTTCGCAAATCGCATCTTCACGTCAACCGGTCGCTCGTTCATGGATCCTGCGCGTGCTCTCGCAAAATACACTATGCGTATGAGCAAGCGCGAGAACTCCGTCAATGAGTGCATTGCATTCCAGGATCACATGTTGGTTTGCAACGGGCTAGAACATGAGGAGCTGACCAATGCATTGGTGGCCAAGCACGGTATCGAGTACGTCCACGCTCACGACATCGTATCGGCCGTCAATGATCTCTCCCGCCCGGCTACGTACTACGCCAATCTCCGCCCTTCGAAGGTTCCCGTGGAATTCATGCCAGTCATCAGGCAGTCTGGGCAGTATGACGTTGTGTTCGAAGACCTACGAGATCGCTGCGCCCCGGCAGCCATCGCGTTCATCGCCGACGTCCCAATCGAAGACATCATGAATTACGTCGTACAGCTCAGGCTTCGTTACCATGTGCACCCGGACATCCGCACCGCCGATAGGAATTCTCGCCACACCCACGCTTTCCATATGAGCGCTGACGAGATCCTCCGTGCTGCAATGAAGTTTGGGGTACGCCGCACCGGTTCCGATTTGTCCCTCAAGATTGAAGGCCATCACGTCGTCGTCGTCCGTGGCAAGTTCTCATGGC